GGCGAGCTGGAGTACGAGCACGACGACCCGGCTCCCGACGTTGATTGGCCCCTGAACAGCGCCGAAAACGAAGATTGGTCCGATGCCTGGACGGGCTACGAGAAGCACTTCAACGACGGCGGGTACAACAGGACCGCCGAAATCCTCGTCTGATTTGACCCCCCTCCAAGGGTAAGCCGATGAGCACCTCCGTCACCTTCAAGCGCGGCACGACCTTCGCGGGCACCGTGACCTATACCCCCCAGACGGGTGGCCCGGCCAACCTTCTGACGACCACGGTCACCTCGGACATCATCGACTCTGGCGGGAACACCTACCACACGACGATCACGATGGCCGGAAACGGCCTGTCCTTCGTGGCCTCCGTCGCCGACACGTCCGATTGGACCATCGGCAACGCCCGCTGGGACATCAAGTTCGTCTACGGCACCACCGTCTTCTACTCGGAGACGATGCGCCTCAACATCATTGACCAAGTCACCGAGTAAGCCGTGAGCATCTCCATCTCGTCGCAAGTCCTCGGGACACTCTCGGTGACCATCGCCGAGACCACGGGGACGCTCTCGGTCGCGGTGCTCGCCACGGCCCCTGCGGCCCTCTCCATCGAACTCGGCACCCCCGGTCCCGCGGCCACGGTGACGGTCGGCACGGTGACGGCCCTCGCCCCCGACGCCACCCCGACGGTGGTCAACAGCGGGACGAACCTCGCCGCGGTCCTCGACTTCGGCTTCCCCTCGGGCTCGACGACGCAGGTCCGGGCACAGGTCCGCAACGAGACGGGCGCCACTCTGACCAAGGGAACGGTTGTCTACATCAACGGCGGGGCCGGCAACAAGGTCACGGTGACGAAGGCCATCGCCACGGGCGACGCGACCTCCGCCCAGACCTTCGGGGTCATCATCACGGACATCCCGAACAACCAGAACGGTTATGCCTGCGTCCTCGGGCTGGTCGAGAACCTCAACACCTCGGTCTACACGGAAGGCCAGCAACTCTACCTTTCCCCGACCACGGCCGGCGCCTTCACGACGACCAAGCCATCGGCGCCGCAGCACATGGTCTACGTGGCGGTCGTCGAGCGAGTCCACGCGAACCAAGGAACCATCCTCGTCCGCATACAGAATGGGGCAGAGCTGGAAGAGCTCCACAACGTCGCCATCGCCTCGGTCGCCAACGGCGATCTGCTGGTCTACGAGTCGGCGACCTCCCTCTGGAAGAACAAGTCTGTCGCCACGCTCGGCCTCGCCACGCAGGCATGGGTCGACGCGCAGGGCTACCTCCAGGCGGGGGCCCTTTCTCCATATCTTACCTCGGCGACGGCGGCCTCGACCTATCAGCCCATCGGCTCCTACCTCACCGACGCACCTTCCGACGGCACGCCCTACGTCCGCAAGAACGGCGCTTGGGAACAACTCGTCATTTCATAAGACATGGCAATCAACCTCTACAGCAAGGCGAGCGTCGACTCGCTCCTTTCCGCGAAGCTCTCCATCTCGTCGCTCTCCAACGCGGCGGCGACGACCCTCAACGCCACGGCCCCGACGACCGGGCAGGCGCTGACCTTCGACGGCACGGAGCTGAAATGGGCGAGCGTCTCGGGTGGCGGCGCCTCCTGGGGTTCCATCACTGGCACCCTATCCTCGCAGACGGACCTCAATACGGCCCTCGGACTGAAGGCCCCGCTGGCCTCCCCAGCGTTGACGGGCACCCCGACTGCCCCGACGGCGACCGCCGGAACCAGCACGACGCAGATCGCGACGACCGCCTTCGTCACCGCCGTCGACGTCCTCAAGGCGCCCTTGGCCTCGCCGACGTTCACGGGCACCGTGACCATCCCGGCTGGTGCCAGCATCTCGGGCTATGCCACGCTGGCCTCCCCGACGTTCACGGGCGACCCCAAGGCCCCTACCCCCGCGACGAGCGACAACGACACGTCCATCGCCACCACGGCCTTCGTCAAGGCGCAGTCCTATCTGACCACCTCGTCGGCTGCCGCCACCTACCTCACCATCTCGAACGCGGCGTCGACCTACTACCCGTCGTCGAACCCCTCGGGCTACCTCGACCAGACGAACGCCGACGGGCTCTACTACTCCATCAGCAACCCTGCCAACTACATCGACGCTACCGCCATCTCGGACATGGCGACGATGACTTGGGTCAACGGGCAGGGCTTCCTCACCAGCGCCCCGAACCCGTCGGCCGACTTCATGATGGCGAACGCCATCGCGTCCCTGATCTACTCGCAATCGACCAACGCCTCCGGCGATCTGTCCTTCGGCAACGTCCCGCAGTTCATCACGGGCCTCGGGACCAACTGGGGCATCGTCGACGCTTCCTCGACCTACTACAACTGCACCGGTTTCACGGGCTCGACGTATTCCCTGTCGGGCACCGCTGGCTCCGGCCCGTACTACGTCCAGGTCAACGGCACCAACTCCGCTTTCTCCTTCTGATGATCACCAAAGGCATCCATCCTTCCGACCGCTTCATCGGCTATGTCGTCGGCACGAAGGCGTTCATCCTCCCCGCCAAGGCCGGCGACCGCTTCATCTTCTTCGTCGCCGTGGACTTCGCCGCGACCCGCGATGAACTCGTCGCCAAATACTCGGCCCTCGGGCTGACCATCGTTTGACCTTCCTCGACCACATCATGCTCGTCGTCATCCTATCCTTCTTCATCGGCGCCCTGCTTGGCTTCCTCGGCGGCGTCCTGACCTACCGCAACAACATCGCCAAGCTCCAGGCCAAGGAGTCCGAAGGCAAGAAGCTGCTCGACGCCCTCAAGGGGAAGTGAAAGACCGTTTTAACATCGTGCTGATTTCGGTCATCCTGCTCGTCGCGGGATGCTCCTTGTCGCCCGATACATCCGGCACCGGGACGGCTACCCCGCCCCCCGACAACTTCGCCAAGGTCGGCGACCAAATCGACAAGGCCGACGCCCGCGTGTCCGCTGGGGTACAGGTCGCCCGCAACGCCAACGCCGCTGGGAAAGCCGAGACGGTTGAACGTGAACTTGCCGTGGTGGCGTCGTACCTCCCAGCCCCCGACCCCCACAACCTGGCCTACATCAGCGAGCGCGTCCGTCGCAACGACCCTGCCGAGTACAAGCGTGCGATGGATGCGGGGGCCAAGCTCCTCGCCGTCATCGACGCGAACTGGGCGAAGGCCGAGCAGGACGCCGCCAAGAACAAGGCCGCCCTGGACGCCGCCAACAAGAAGGTCATCGAACTCACCGCCGAGGTGGAACGCGTCAAGACCGAGGGCATCCGAAACGCCTTCACGGTCGCCGCTGGGGCGTGTTTCCTCGCCGCGTTGGGGCTCGCCGTCCTCGGTCAGTATCTCCGCGCCGTGGGTGCGTTCGTCGTCGGGTCTGGCATCGGTTCGCTTCCGTACCTGTTCGCCTCGCCGTGGTTCGTCCCTGGCGTGGGCATCGCCGCCACGATCGGGCTGACCGCCGCCGTGGTGTGGTTCATCTGGTTCCGCAAACCCACCGCCCCCGATGAGCCGAAAGAGCCGACGTCCTAAAGTCATCTGGCGCAAGCTGGGCAAGGAACAGGCGTGGGGAATGGCGACCTGCGACCCGGCGCGTCCCCTCATCGAAATTGACCCACGGCTGTCCCCCCGCCGCGAGCTTGAGGTGCTGTGCCACGAGCAACTGCACATCTCTTTGCCCGACCTATCCGAGAAGCAAATCGACCGACTCGGCAAGGAGATGTCCCGCACCCTCTGGGACCAGAACTACCGCCGCGTCCTCCTCGGCAAACACAAGACCCCCGTCCGCATCTCCTCCTGATGGCCCCGACCCCTCCCACGCTCGACCACGACCAGACGCAGGCCATCGTCAAGGACGGGCTGGTCGCGTCCATCCTCGGGGGTTTGGCGATGACGGCCCGGCTGCTCCTATCCACGGAGCCCGTGTCCATCGGCTGGGTCGTGCGCCGCGTGAGCGCCGCCGCGATCGTCGCCGCCGTGGTCGGGTACGGCATCCAGGACCACATCTCCTCGCCCGGCCTCCGCATGGCGGTCGTCGGTGCCGCCGGCTACGCCGCCCCCGAGGTGCTCGACTACCTGTTGAAATACATCAAGGCCCGAGGTGAGGCCGAGGTGTCCAAGGTGACGAAGAAACTCCCGACCAATGGCAAAGGCAAGAAACCAGCCAAGCGGGGACGCTAACCTCCTCTGGGCCGCCTGCGGTCTGGTGGCCTGCTCCCTGATCGGCGCCGTCGGGGTGTATCTCCTATCGTCCTTCGTCCTCGACTCGTTCCAGGACACCAACGCGATGGTGATGCTCATCACGGACGCGGGGACCAAGTCCGACGACAAGAACCTAGAGCGCAACCTGTCCACGGCGACCCTCGGGCTACAGGCCTGCCGGGACTTGGGACTTGCCCTCGCCATCGGGTCGATTGGGGTGGGGGTGGCGGTCTTCCTACGCATTCGCCGTCAAAACGGCTCCTAGGGCAAGCCAGAGGGGTCTATTGGGGCTTGCGTTGGGCGGTCAGGTGGGCAGATTAACCTCAACAGTACCCCCTACGGACCGAAAGGCCGCACCAAGGGTGGCTGTCTTATAACGGGCCCCGCCTCTGCCGGAAGGTAAGCGGGGCTCCTCTTTTGTAAGACGCCGTACTTGGCACATTAAAGGTTTTAGCAAATAGGTGTTGACGTGTCTGCTAAAGGACTCATAACTCAATCCCGTACTCAATACACCAAGCCATGAACATCAACACCACCGACCTGATCGCCGACCTTAACGTCATGCGTCGAGCCATCAGCCAAATCAGCAAAGCCCGTAGCACCTGGCGCAAATACCAGAAGACCGCCAAGGAGCGCAACTTCACCGCGGAGCAGATTGCCTCCGCCAAGCAGGTCCTTCGCGAGTCCGTCAGCGGATCACTCGCTCTTCTCATGGAGCGCGGCATGGCAATCTCGCAGCTGGACGAAATGGACATCGAGCCCCGGGCCGAGTTTCACGCGGACGAAATCATCTCCTAATCTCCCACCCAACATCCAAGCCATGCGCCTCATCATCACCCTCCTCATCCTTGCGGCCTTGACCTTCATGGTCTACGCCCTGGCCTCCGGGCCGTCCCTCATCGAGATCATCGATAACCCGAAGTTCTGAGATAAACACTTTTTCTGTTCATCCCAAAAACCAAGCCATGAAAACCCCCACTAAACCCAAAGCCGTCCTCGTCGAAGACAAGGGCTGGCAGGACAAGTATGCCTACCGCATCGCCGACTTCCGCAAGAAGCTTGGCGAACTCAAGGACGAGACTGGCTACGTCAAAGGCCTCGGCTCGTACGCCTTGTACGCCATCGACCACCGCCGCGGCCAACTGGTCGTGCTGGCCAGCGAGCCGACCTCGGCCGACTTCGCGCCGTACATCACCGCCCGCGCCTTGGGCGACGTTTGCTCTCGATACGACCACATCGTCGAGTACCGCGACCCCGGCTCCAGCGCCAAGCCCAAGATTACCATCCGCGTATGGGAACTCGCCCAATGACCAAGGACCCCAACTTCAAGGTCGAGGACGCCGTCGGGCCGGCGGAGCAGATCGGCCTGCTGCAGTACCAGATCGCCTACGCCCGCGACCGGGTCATCCAGGGCGACTGGTCCGCCTACTACGCCAGGGACGCCATCGAGTTCGCCGCCATCGCCACGGAGCTCAAACTCCGTCATGTCCACGGCTGCTCGTACGTCGACATCTACGCCAACCTGTCCTACGGCGCCCGGGCCATCTTCCGCTGGTCCTACGTCGACCGCAACGGCATCAAGAACTCCGGCCAATCGCACCCCTCCATCCAATGAGCATCCTCGACCCCAACACGATCGGCGTCCACCTCACGCCCGAACAATGGAAACTTATCAAGTGTCGCCGAGCCCAGCGCGAGTGGCGTGAGCGCAACCTTGAATACGCCCGTGCTATCGTCAACGCTTGCTCCAAGAAATGGCGGGAAAAGAACCGCGAGCTCGCAAATGCCCGAACCCGTGAATGTATGCGCCGGCTCCGGGCCAAGCGCAAGGCCCTCTACGGAAAGACCTACCTATGCGCCTAGCCCTCCTCCTCGCGGCCTGCTCCCTCCACGCCGTCACCCCTGGACAAGTCGAGGCCGTCATCTCCGTCGAGTCCTCCGGCAACCCCAAGGCCATCGGGCGTCTCGGGGAGCGTGGCCTCTGCCAATTCTTCCCCGCCGCGTGGGAGGACACCACCCGCTGGCGCAAGGCCCACGGCCTCCCGACCTACGGCTACTCGACGTGGTCCCTCGACGCCGACGTGGGCAGGGAATACGCGACCTCGTGGCTGACGCTCCTCGAGGAACGGCTCAAGGCCCGGCTCGGACGGAAGCCCACGATCGGCGAACTCTATGCCGCCCATCAGCTCGGCTTCGCCGGCTTCGCTTCTAAAGGGTTTGACTTGAGGCGCTGCCCGAAATTGACTCGCCTCGTCGCCAGCCGATTGGAGCGCGACCCACGAACCAAATGAGCCGCCCCCTGATCATCGCCGTCGACCCTGGAGTGAACGGCGGCATCGCCACCATCAACAAGTTCGACGAGGTCGAGGTCTACAAGATGCCCCAGACCGATTGGGACGTCACGCGTCTCCTCGCGGACCTCGCCAACAACACGAAGGACGCCATCCTCTACCTCGAGGAACCTCCGCTCTTCGCCGGCAAGGGCATCCCCGGGTCGGCCATCGGCAAGCTGATGTGGAACACGGGCGTCCTCTATGGCGCCGCCGTCACGCTCGGTTTCGAGGTCCACCGCGTGAAGCCCGCGATCTGGATGCGGACGCACCCGGTCGGCGTGAAGGGCGAACTGACGACCACGGTCTGGAAGAACAAGCTGAAGGCCCGCGCCGCCGAACTCTTCCCGACGGTCGACGTGACCCTCTGGAACGCCGACGCCCTGCTCATCCTCGACTCCGCCCGCCGCAAGGCCATCAACTGATCCTTTCCATGTCCTCCCCCGAAAAGAAGCTCCGCAAAAGCAAACCAGAAGCAACGCTCACGGTTACTTACCGAGAACTTGCGGGTTCAAACTACATCGTGCTTTCCGATGGTTCCGTTGCCACCCTTCACCGGCTAAAACCAAAAGTAGTAGGGGAAACCCGCTTTTGGTATTTGTCCCACGAAGGGCACCTGAAGTGCCTGTCCCAGCGCCGCATCGACGAGATGACCACCTTTCCCTAACCCACCAACCAACCGATCCAAACAAACCAAGCCATGAGCAAAGCCAAGGAACCCAACGAAACCCCCAGCCCCTTCACCGACCTAATCGCCGCCCTCGCGGAGATGGACAACGTCGGAGCGAACCGCATCAACCCGGCATTCAAGGCGCGCTACGTCTCGCTCGACGCGCTGCTCGACGCCGTGAAGCCAACCCTCGCCAAGCATAACCTCGCCTTGGTCCAGGTGCTCGAGACCGAGGAAGGCAAGGTCGGCGTCTCGACCTCCTTCGTCCACGCGTCCGGGCATCTCTTCTCCTTCGGCAAGCTGATGGTCAAGGCCGACGGCCTCACGGCGCAACAGGTCGGCGGGGCCATCACCTACATTCGCCGGCAGTCCATCCAGACCGCGTGCGGCATCTCCGTCGACCTGGACGACGACGGCCATCAGGCATCCGCCCCGAAGCCCCAGGCGCCGAAGGTGTTCATGGGCGACCTCAAATACGAGAAGGCCGCCGTGGAGATCCTCACGACCAAGGGCTGGCTGAAGCCCGGGCAGGGGCTCAAGGACCTGTCCCAGGAGCAGGCCAAGGCCATCGACAACGTCGCCTTCGAGCAGGCCGTCCGCAACGCCGCCAAATGAGCGACAAACCCTGCAGCCGTGAGAACGGTTTCCGCGTGGACTGCATCAAGCATTACGCGGAGGTCGAGGCCGAGAACGCGCGCCTCAAGGCCGAGGTCGAGCGGCTGACCGAGGATAATCGACAACTCACGAAGGCCATTGAGATTGCTGATGGTGTCATTAAGCGTATGGGCAACGCCGCCAAGGAGGGCAAGCAGTCGTGAGCGTCAAGCGATACCAGCCCGTCGCTCAATGCGTTGAGCCGTCCTACCAAGCCCAGATGATTGATCCGAAGGTGATGGAGTTTTCGGAAGGCGAGTATGTCCGATGGGAGGACTATGATGCCACTTGCGAAACGCTCGCACATACCGAGACGGAGCGTGACGCTTCCGATGCCGAAGTGGAACGCCTCAAGGCCGAGGTCGAGACTATCCGCAAAGACAGGGACTTGCTGTTTGCCAGCCATAAGACGGCATTGGCAGACATTCAACGGCTTCATTTTGATTTGCGAGCCGCCAAGGAGGGCAAGCCGCCCAGCGTATGAGCGTACAGCAGGACAGCCGGGACGGGATGCCCATCAACCTCATCCTCCCCGACCACACCATCGTCCTGCTCTGGATCGTCACCGCCGAGGCCGTCCGCAACTACGCCAACGACGACATCCACAACGCCGAATACGAGACGCTCGGGCTCGACGCCTGCATCCTCGAGAAGCAGTCCGGCTTCCTGCCCAACTTCAAGGGCGCCACCTTCGAGCTGGAGGGCAACGCCTACCTCGTAGACGAGGTCACCGAGTCCAAGGACAAGCCGATGGCGAACCTCCTCCGCCGCATCCGCATCGAGGCCATCTCCTTCTTCCCCCAATGACCGCCAAGCCCAAGACCATCCCCGCCGCCATCGTCAAGGCCATCGGAAGATGCAAGGACGCCAACGCCCTCTTCATCCTGCTCGACGGCATCGTCTACCAGGAGCTCGGCGCCAAATCCCCCAAGGCCTACGCCGCCCTCCTCGCCGACTGGAAGCGCGGCACCCTCCCTTCCCTTGCCCGTTCAAACGTCCGCTTTTTCGAGAAGGATGGACGCGTGACGTACGAGGTCCAACTCAACACCCGCCGCCCATGAGCAATACCACCGAGAAGATAGCCGCCGCCCTCCGCCGCATCCACGCCGAGACCCGTGCGTTGGATTCCTACCAGACCGGGTTCGTCACGCAGTCCGACATCTCCCGCGTCTCGACCGACCTCAACCGCCTGCAGGCCGTCCTTGCGATCTGCGACCCGGCCCACCTCGAGGAGCCCGAGGACTGCATCGAACTCCGCGAACGCCTCAACATCGTCCGGGCCGACATCGCCGCGCTCCTGGTCAGCGTCCAGAACCTCCACGACAAGGTCGAGGCCATCGACGCCACGATGAACGCCCTCGAGAATCTCGTCGACAGCGACGACGACGTCCTCTAAATCCCTCACGCACACCCAAATCCAAGCCATGTTCACACCCGAAGAAATCACCGCGAAGCTCGCCGCGACCACCCGCGAGCAGTACGACGCCATCGACGCCCTCAACCAGACGGGCGCCAAACTGCTCCTCAAGGCGCCGGCGAAGTACGCCCACGACAAGGCCAACCCCCGCAAGGACTCCAAGGCCCTCCGCGAAGGCATCATGACCCATGCCGCGGTCCTCACGCCCGACGAGTTCAAGGCCTACAAGCCCGAGCCCGACTGCGACAAGCGCACGAAGGAAGGCAAGGAGGTCCACGCCTACTGGAAGACGACCCTGCAGCCGACCGACATCCCCTGCAAGGCCGACGAGTACGACGCCGCCCTGTCCTACGCCGACGCCCTCCGGCAAGCCCTCACGCGCCACAACATCGTCCCGGTGGCGACCGAGGTGATGCTGACCGCCGACTACATCGTCCCCATCAAGGGCTCCATCGACATCATCGCCGCCGACGGCTACCTCTACGACCTCAAGACCACCGCCGAAGAGGCCACCGCCAAGGGGTTCGGTCGCCAGATGATCTGGTCGGACGACTTCAAGCTGCAGGCCGCTTGGTACATGGCGCTCTGCAAGTACGCCCTCGGCACCCGCCCCAAGGGGTTCCGCTTCGTCGTCGTCGAGAAGGAGGCGCCGTTCCTCACCGCCGTCTTCGAGCTCCACGCCGACCTGATCGCGGAGGGCGAGATGCTGATGCTCCAGGCGCTCAAGTCCTACGAGGCCTGCAAGTCGTTCAACGAGTGGCCTTCCTACCCTTCCGAGGTCCAGGTCATCGCCCGTCCGGCGTCGACCGCCCAAGCCGCCCCCATCAACTTCGCCTGACCGATGCGAGACTTCCTGCTCTTCATCACCGTCGTCCTCGCCGTCGGTTCGCTCGTCCTGTCCATCATCTGCGCCACGCAGTCGCTCTTCGAGGGTTCCTATGAGGACAGCGACGAGTCCTACGTCAATGACCGCATCGTCCTCTCCTCGATCTTCGCCTTCCAAGCCGCCGTTTTCGTCTTCATCTCCATCAAACTCATCCCCAATGCCTGACACCACTACCAAAGCCAAGGCCGCCGCGAAGGCCCAGACCGCCGTCGACGTCGCCTACCTCCTCGCCAACGGCGCCAAGCCCCGCCACATCCGCAAGCGCCTCGGGCTCTCCGGCCGCCAATACCGCAAGGCCAAGCGCGCCAAGGCCACCTTCTCCCAACCCAACGCATAACATGGAAAACACCAACGACCGCCCGCTTCTCGTCACGATCAGCAAGTCCGGCAAGTATGTGCTGAAACTGTCCACCCCCAAGCCCGAGAAGGTCAAGGCCTACGAGGACGGCACCGTCTCCGCCCGCCTGTTCTTCAAGACCGCCGAAGGCCTTTGCTTCTCCAAGTCCTACGGCACGAAGTACGGCAACAGTCTCGCCATGCTCGTCGGCAAGGTGTCCCGCAAGTACGTCCAGGCACCCGCCGAGACGATGAGCGTCCCCGACTTCCTCGACTACATCGCCCCGGCCTGCAACACCTACTTCGAGGTCGAGGTCGAGGTCACGCCCAACGGCGAATGGCAGGGCCAGCCGCAGTACAAGTACAAGCTGAACTTCCCAAAGGGCAAAGCCGCCAACACCGTCCCCACCCCGACCGACTGGTGACCATGCGCCTCAAGCACAGGACCATCGTCCTCCTTTGCGGGTACGCCCGCAGCGGGAAGGACACCTTCGCCATGGGGATGATGCAGGCGGACGGACGCATCGGCCGCAAGGCCTTCGCGGACGCCCTCAAGAGCGGGGCGAACAACTTCATGTCGGACCTCCGGATTTTCTCGCCGTGCGACCGCAACTTCTTCGAGGAGTCCTTCAAGATGAAGCACCGGGACATCCTCGTCACCCTCGGCACCTTCGCCCGATCCATCAACCCGGACGTCTTCATCGACAACCTCTGCGCCGACGTCGTGGACTTCCGCCACGAGATGGTCGTCGTGCCAGACTGCCGCTACGTCAACGAGATCACCAAGACCAAGGAACTGCTGGAGCCGAAGGGCTGGAAGGTCCACGTCATCCAGATCGAGACGGAAGGCGTGACCGCCGCGAACCCCGAGGAATGGAACAGCATCGACTGCATCCAGCGTTCCGGGCTCATCGACGCAACCCACCGCTTCGACGCGAACTCCGCTGACAAGGTCATGAGGGTCGGCAAAAACATCGCTCCCATCGTCTTCCAGCTATGAGCCAGAAGCCCAAGACCAAGTCCGCCGAGATCACCCGCCTCAAGGCCGAGGTCGTCGAGCTGCGGGAACTCAACCTCAAGCTCGCCAAGACCCTCAAGATGGTCGAGGACGGCCAATGGGTCGTCATCTCCGAGACCGACCTCAAGCGGTACCAGAACGGACTCAAGCGGCTCATGGAGGCCGGGGACATCCTATGCGCCGCCGTCTCCGTGACGCACGGCCCGGGCGAGTACGACGGCGAGGTGGACGGTTGGAGGGAAGCCCGCAACTCCGACAACTTCGGCGCCTGACCACCGATGGACGACGACGAGCTCAAGCACCTGGCGGTCAAATGGGGGATGAGCGTCGACCGCCTCCGCTTCCTCAAGGCCTGTCCGCACATGGACCGCGCCGGCTTCGTCAAGGCCGCCTCATTCGAAGGGCGTGACCGCGTCATCGCCGAGGCCATCAACAAGGCCATCCGCCAGTCATGGCTGCCCATCGACGCCGCCAAGATCGCCAAGGTCCGCCGCAAGACCATCGACGAGTTCGTGGCGAAGCACGGCATCAAGTGGCCCGAGGGCTGCCGGCGCCGTCTTACTTGGGGCGGTGGAGGCACCCAAGTCTACCAGCAGACCGAGAGGGAAGCCAACCTCCTCGCGTCCCGTGGCATCACGCTCAAGGACGCCGTGCGCCGTGGGGTCGCCGAAGGGCTGACCGCCAAGGAGACCGCCGAGAAATACAACTTCGCCGTGAACGGGATGTTCAACACGGCCCGACGCATGGGGCTCAAGTTCGCGAGCCACTTCGACAAGTTCGGGCGCAAGACAGCACCTTCCAAGCTATGAGCAAACTGACCAAGTTCATCTACGCGTCCGACAGCCACGGCGACATGGTGGACTATTCCGCCTTCTCCGCGCTCCTGGAGTTCACGAAGGACTTCAAGCCCGACCACCGCATCGCCGGCGGGGACCATTACGATCTGCGGTCCCTCCGCAAGGGCCTCGGGTCCGACAAGGAAGGCGCCGAGTCCCTCCAGCTTGACCTCGACTCCGGCAAACAGTTCTTCGAGCGCTGGAGGCCGACGACCTATCTCTGGGGGAACCACGAGCACCGCCTCGACGCGATGCAGAACCACGGGCAGGCCATCGTCCGCGATTACTGCCAGGGCGTGAAGGACGACATCAACGCCCACGCGCGCAAATGCGGGGCCAAGACAATCCTGCCTTACCACGCCGAGAAGGGCGTCTTCCGCATCGGCCCGGTCGCCTTCATACACGGCTACGCCCACGGCGAGAACGCCACGGTGAAGCAGGGCCTCCACTACGCCGAGCACGGCGGGGCCCTCATCCACGGACATACGCACACGCTGGCCTCCATCGCCCTGACTAAGCACGGAGGCGGGAACGCCTTCTCCGCCGGGTGCCTATGCCTCAAGGACGAGATGGCCTATGCCACGCACCGCCTCGCCCATAGCCGCTGGGGCTCCGGCTTCGTCGCCGGGTTCGTCACTAAGGGCGGCGACTGGAAGGCCTGGCTCGTCCACAAGATGGGCGACCAATGGATCTGGCAGACGGAGCTGAAGACCTTCAAGCCATGAAGAAGAAGCACACCGACCCGCTGCTCCTGCGCGTCCTCGCCGCCCTCAACTCCCGGGCCGACGTCATCCCTCCTGGCTATCGTACCATCGACCAATGGGCGAAACATTGGAAGGTCGCCCGAACCACGGCTTCCAAGGTCGTCCATAAGGCCGTCGAGCTTGGCGAGATGGAGTCCGAGAAGTTCATGGCCTCCTGCCGTTCGGACGCCAGACCCTACCCCGTCGTCCATTTCCGGGAAGTTAAGGGTCGACAGAGACGCACCTAAATCCTTCAACTCGTCCATTCCAAGCCATGGAACCCCTCCCACCTTCCGCCATAGACGCGGAACGGCACCTCCTCGCCGTCTCCATCGCCCAAGGGCTCCCGCTGCCCGATGGCGTCATCCCATCCACATTTTTCGAGCCCCGCCATCAGGACATCGCCGCCGCGATCCACGGCCTCACCGAGGAAGGCACGACGCCCGATGAGCTGACGGTCTCCCAGCGCCTCCGCGAACTCGGTTCACCCGTCGAGGCCTTCACGGTCTCCGACCTTGCGACCACGGGGGCCTTCATCCAGCCGAACGCCGCTTGGACGGAAGCGGTGATTAAGACGTTTAATCTCCGCAAACTTGCGGAGCAAGCCAAGGCCGTCCTCTCCGTCGTCAGCCAGCCCGGCGCCGACCCCGAGGCCATCGTCCTAGCCCAGGAGCAACTCGCCAGGTCCATCCAAGGCCGCAAGGCCAAGGGCAAGGAGACCTCGACCGCTTTTGACTTCCGCGAGCTCGTCGCCTTCGACAAGGAACAGGACGAGACTTGCGTCCTCGGCAACCGCTTCCTTTGCCGTGGCGGTTCGTGCCTGCTCGTCTCGCAGACGGGCGCAGGCAAGTCGGCCCTGCTTACCCACGCCGCCATCTCCCTCGCCCTCGCCCCCGCCAACGACTTCTTCGGCATCCGCTCGCGCAAGGGTCCGCTCACCTCCGTCGTGATCCAATCCGAGAACGACAGCGGGGACGTCGCCGAGGCCGTCCAAGGCACCCTCGACGGGCTGGGCATCGTCCGCACCTCCCAAGTCGTCGACACCCTCGCCGAGCGCGTGTTCTTCTACCGCGAGGCCGTCAAGACCGGCGAGGCCTTCGGGCTCCTGCTGCGGGAACTCGTCACCCGCCACCGCGCCGACATCGTCTGGGTCGACCCCATCCTCGGGTTCGCCGGCGTCGACCTGTCCGATCAGGAGGCCGCTTCCCATTTCCTGCGCCACATCATCCAGCCCGTCCTGCAGGACACCGGCGTCATCCTCTTCTCGGTCCACCACACGACCAAGCCCGCCAAGGACAAGTCCTCGACCTCCCTCGCCGACCTCGCCTACGCGGGTAGCGGGTCCGCCGAGCTCGCAAACTGGCACCGAGCCGTGATGGTCCTCCAGAAGGACCCGACCGCCGAAGGCGCCGACGAGATGCCCTTCTACACCCTCCGCATCCCCAAGCGCGGTGGCCGTGCCGGCCTCAAGGACGCCCAGGGGAACTTCACGACCTCCGTCCCCCTCCGTCACAGCCGGGAAGCGGGTCGCATCGCTTGGGAACGACGGGAAGCGTCCCTAGCCGTCCAGCCAGATAGCGTTTCCAGCCACGTGGAGGGGTCTAGGAGGCGTTCTGGCTACTAGGTCCATACCTACCCAGCCTTAAACAATCAAAACGTCCTATAACCGATTTTAGCCATGCGAGGACAATCGTTTACACAGGGGTTTACACAGGGGTTTACCAAATCGTTTGGACAATCGTTAGGGGGACAAATACCAAATGCAGTCCCCCACCCAGAAGCCCTAGCCCTTGGCTGTCGCCGGGCGGGCTCTGGGTTGAGATGCAGGGCAAGCTGACTTTCCATCCATGAACCAAGCCAAGAAGAACAACGTTCGCAGGCCGACTAAGGCCGAGATCATCAAAGCCAAACTGCGCTACAAGGCCATGTGGGAGGAGAACCGACCGAGGATGCTCCGCCTCGCCGCCCTGGGCCGTCGGGTCATCTCCGACCGCCACGACGACAACCGTCGCTGGATGAGGGAATGGCTATCGACCAAGCCGGCGAAGATGACGCGGAACGAACTCCGCCTGCTCATCGACAAGGCCAAGATGAAGGACGATACCGTCAAGACCGAGTCGTACATCAAGACGATGATCCGATACGGATACGTCCGCTTCGACGAGGAGACGCTGGCTTGGGTCAACGCCTTCGCCCAGGCCAAACATTGAAAGCATTATTTCCTTACAACGCTTTAAGATACTCACAAATGTCGGTGAAGTGAAGCGACGAGCGCCACGCAAACCGATGCCCAAACCCTCCCGGCCGATGCCGTCACGCGTCGACAAGGAGAAGGCCCGACGCTTCAACGCCTACCTCAAGCTCTGGAAGGCGATGCAGGACAAGGAGGACTCATGCCAGGGCTGAACGGCTTCGACCGCGCGGCCTCCAAGGAGGACTTCGCCCACGCCAAGCGGTTCGACCGTTGGTTCTATTCCCTTCCGCAGATCCAGCAGGATAAGCTGCGCGAGGAAGGGTGCGTCCCTTACCGCGAGGCCAAGTCCCCCGACCACGTCTTCCCGGTCTACGAGCGCGCATCCATCTGGCTCTACGACCCACGCGACAACGAGACGCGCACCGAGACCGAGTCGTTCATCTCACGCGAGACGGTAGGCCGCATCGTCCACGACGTCGTCGACCTGATGGGCTACACCTCCGACCCCAACGTGGTCAGGCATTGGGAACTGATGCGCTCCGTCCTCCGGGTACCTGGTCATCTCAACGGCCCTCAGCTCGCGAAACTCTTCGGCGTGTCGAAGCAAGCCATCTCAGCCAAGGCCAAGGGGATGCTGGCCCGGGTGGACAAGCGCCTACAGGTGCTAAGGGGGCTCGACGCGGACGCCCTCTGCCCCCCCTGTAAGGAGTCTCCTTTACCCCCCCCTACGTCGTCGCGTGGGCGTCACCTGCGAAAGAAAAATACGCAGAATAAGGGGGTTTTGACCCCCAAAGCCAAACCCCGCTCCCGATGACTTTGACGGACCTAGCCTTGGCGCTCGGAATCAGCGCCGGCCACGCGTCGGTCATGGCCCGCCAAGGGATGCCGCGCAACGACGTGGAAGCCGCCCGGGCTTGGCTCGCGGAACGCCGTGCAGGCCGTGGACGCAAGATGCAGACTGTCACGATCGCGGCCCTCGATGAGCACAGCCTCGACGACATCATCGCCCAACAGCGTACCCTCGTTTCCGCCGCCCGTGCCGCGTACCAGAATGCCATCCAATCGGGCGACCCCCAGCAGGGCAAACTGCAGACCGCCTACAACCAGGCGCTCAAGACCCTCGTCGCCCTCGAGGAGGAGCAGAAGAAACGCGCCTTGGCCGACGGCGAGTTCATCTCGAAGTCCGAGGCATTGACGGCGATGCGCACCATCCTCTCGGAAGTCCTCGCTAAGCTCGACGACCTACCGACCGACGTGGCGGAGAAGTGCAACAAGGCCAACCCCGCCCAAGCCATCAAACCGCTTCAGGATTGGGCGCGCGCCGTACGCGTCGAAATCTCCTCGCATGAGTCTCTCGCCGAAGACGCTTGAGATAATCCGCGCGGGCCGCGAGGCCTTCAAGCCGACGACGAGCGGCGACCCGGTCGAATGGCTCGAGCGCAACGTGCCCCTCATCCCAGACTCGCACGTCAAGGGTCCGTTCCGCCACGATCGTATGCCGTGGGTCGGCGAGGCCGTCCGCTTCATCGTCCATCCCGAGGTCCGCCAAGTCCTCCTGCCGTGGTGCATCCAAGCGGGCAAGTCCGCCGCCCTTCGTCTCGCGACGGCCTACCTCATCGCCAACGACCCTGGCAATATGCTGATGCTGCAGATGAACGAGGACGAGGCCGACGACTTCTTCCTGCGCCAATGCCGTCCGCTCTTCGACGTCATCCCCGAGGTCGTTAAGCGCAAGAAGCCCGACGATATGCCCCGCTCGTCCGTGGCCGACTACCAGCGCATGGTGATCTACTGCCGGTCCGCCCACACGAAGACGAGCCTGCAACGCATCACGACCAAGTACGTCTTCGGCGACGAGTGCTGGCGCTGGCCGAAGGGTCACATGGCCGAGGCGATGGGACGCACGACGCAGTTCAGCTGGAACTCGAAGCACGTCTTCGCATCGCAGGGCGGTACGCCGATGGACGACTTTCATCAGCTCCTGGAACAGCCGACGACGAACCTGCACGACTGGTCATTCAACTGTCCCAAGTGCAACACGCTACAGCCCTACGACTGGTCCTTCATCCGCTTCCCCGAGGACGCCAAGGACGGCGACGAGTGGGATATCGCCAAGGTAAAGGCCGGCACGACCTACGAGTGTCGGTCCTGCAACATCCGCCACACGGACAGCCGCGAAACCCGCTACGAGCTCAATCTTGGCGGTAAGTTCGTCCCGCGTGAACCGGGCAAGTCCATCGAGCGGGTCGGACTGCACCTCAACGCGATCGCCATGATGGGCTGGGGAGAACTCGGGCGGATGCTCCTTGAGGCCAAGCGGGCGTCGGTCATCTACGGTGACGAAGAGCCCCGCCGCATCTGGAAGCAAAAAAGAATGGCGTTGGCGTGGTCGGACGACGGAGGCGCCTTGGTCGCCCCCATCAACGCCAGCGACTACGCCCTCGCGGACGATTGGGATGACGAGGCCGTCATCACGCCCAACGCATCCATCGTCGACCGCAAGGAAGCCCCGCAAGGCTCCATCCCGTTCCGCACGATGGGCGTCGACGTCCAGCGCGGTCACTTCTGGGTCACGGTCCGCCGTTGGTCCCGCTCCGGGCATAGCCGCCTGATGGCGTTCGAGAAGGTCGAGACGTGGTCCGGCCTCGACGACCTCGCCAAGCGCTGCGGAGTCCACAAGGCGCTCGTCATGGTCGACTCGGGCGACAACACCCAGACCGTCTACGCCGAGTGCTGCCGCCGTGGCTGGAAGGCGTCCAAGGGTTCCGGCTCCGAGGACTTCGCGGTCACATCTGGCGACGGACGCACGACCCGTCGTTTCTACTCCGATCCGCAGGCCATCATCGTCCCAGGACAACCGCACCGGGTATCCCTCATCGTCTTCTCGGCGATGGCGGCCAAGGACCTCCTGCACGGACTACGCACGCGCAAGGTGCATACCTACCCGCGGGACGCCTCCGAGGACTACGTCAAGCAGCTGAACTCCGAGGTCCGCGTGAAGGACAAGCGGACGGGCAAACCGATGTGGATACTCCCTCAAGGCGTCCAGGACAACCACGCGCTCGACTGCGAAATCCTAGCCATGCTGGTCGCCGTCCGCTGGGGCGTCGTCGGCAGGGAGGCCACGGCGACGGAGGCCGAAGCACCCAATGGTTGACCTTCCATCCAAGGTCGTAAGGCTTCATACAGGAGTGGCCGAGGGGGGCGTTGGGAACGGACAATGGCTTGGACGTTTGGATCATCCCCTCGGCGCTCCTCCCCCTTTACCCCGCAGCCAAGGTTAAGACCATGGCAACGGGCATTTTCATCGGCCTCACCGAGGACCAACTTCTGGCAATCCGCGACAAGGCCGTCAGCGCCATCACGCAAGGTCTGGTGATGACTTCCTACTCGGACAGCGGCTCGTCCGCGTCGAAGCAATGGGCCATGCCCCCCAAGGAGATGCTGTCGGAGGCCCAGTATGCCCTCGGCATCCTCGACCCTGAGCAGTACCCGGGCAGCGTCCGTTCCACGGTCCTCAAGACCAACTGGAACAACCCGATCCGCCAGTAATCCCTTATGCCTCCCCGCAAGAAGTCGACGGCCCGCAAGGCCGCCACGCCCAAGCCCCAAGCCGATGCCGGCGGCTGGCAGAGCGTAGGCATCACCCGCCTGCGTCTTTCGCAGTACGGAGCCCAGCCCCGCGACTTACGCCGCGACCTCTCGTCCTTCGACCGATTGGCGATGGTCAAGAAGTGCCGCTGGGCCGAGCGCAACAGCGGTCTCTTCAAGCAGATCCTGAACGACCTCTGCCTCTACACGGTCGGCGACGGCATCAAGCCCCAGAGCCACGCCACCGACCCGGTCGTCCGCGAGGCCTACAACGATTACTTCGAGGAATGGTCCAAGAAGTGCGACATCACGGGCCGCTTCAACTTCGACCAGGTGCAGAACATCCTGCTCCGCGGCATGGTCCGTGACGGCGACTCATTCGCCCTAAAGACCCGCAACGGCCTGAACGTCCCCAAGCTGCAGGTGATGGAAGCCCACCGCGTCGGCGACCCTCTTTCCCCGGACATCCCTGTCCCTGGGATGCATGACGGCGTTATGTTCGGACCTTACGGCGAACTCGCCGGGTTCAACGTCTACCGCTCCGACGGTTCCAGCCGCTTCATCATCTCCAACGCGGTGATGCACGTCGTCGACCACGAGTACGCCAGCGGCGCGCGTGGCGTCCCGCTCCTGCAGCACAGCATCAACTCCATCCAGGACGAGATGGACATCATCGAGCTCGAGAAGCTCGCGGTGAAGGACAACGCGGACGTGACCCGCGTGATCAAGAAGACGGGCGGTTTCATCCCGGGCGACATGAAGCGAGAACTCGGCGGTTCCGCTCCGTCGAATCTCGGCTATCAGTACGCCTCGATGGGAGGAAAAATCATCGCCCTCGAACCCGGCGAAGAGTTCCAGTCTTTCCAGAGCAACCGTCCTTCGCCCGCCTTCACGGGTTTCCTCGCCGCCCTCGAGCGCGACATCGCCCAAGGCGTCCTGCCCTACGAGTTCGTCGGCGACCCGACCAAGGCCGGTTCCGCCTCCATCCGACTCATCTCCGCCAAGGCTGGCCGGGTCTTCGGAAAGTACCAGTCGGTCATCATCAATACGCTCTGCAATCCGACGTGGGGCTACGTCATCGGACAGGCCATCGCCAACGGCGAACTCCCCGACGACCCCGAATGGAACTGCGTCTCCTGGACGACCCCGAAGAGCGTCACCGTCGACGCGGGCCGTGATGCGGCCAACGATCGCGAGGACCTCAAGCTCGGCCTGCTGTCCTTCTCCGAGGTCTTCAGCCAGCGCGGCATGAACTTCGAGGAGGAAGCCGAAATCAAAGCCCAGAACGTCCGCTACCTCCTAGACCTCTCCAAGACCTACGGCGTGCCCTTCGAGACCCTGTCCAATCTCCTCGTCAACACGCCGCCGGGCACCGTCCAGCAGGCGAGCACCGCCCCGCAGCCCGACGCCGAAACCGAGACCTCTTCCTAAAATGCGCTTCCTATCCAACGGACTTTCCGGCCGCGAGGCCCTGCTCATCGACCCGGCCCGCGCCGAGGACCATCGCGCCATGGCCGAGAAGTTTGGCCTGACCGATATGCTCGCGAAGCTCTTCGGCGAAACGCCCAAGGCCTACATCGCCGAGGACGGCACGGGCGTCATCCCGGTCGCCGGCGTCATCGGGAAGAACCTCGCCCCCATCGAGAAGATGACGGGCGGTTGCGACGTGGCCGACGTGGCCGACGCCATCGACGCGATGTCGCAGGACCCCCAATGCAAGCGCATCGCCTTCGCCATCTCCTCCCCTGGCGGCACGGTCACGGGCGTCGAGGAACTCGCCAACAAGGTCCGCAACATCAGCAAGCCCACGATGGCATACACCGATACCGAGATGGCCTCCGCTGCCTATTGGATCGGCAGCGCCGCCGACAAGGTCGTGGCCTCCCCTTCCGCCACGGTCGGCTCCATCGGCGTCTACATGGCTATCCCTGACTACTCCGAAGCCGCGCGCGCCCAAGGTATCAAGATGGTCGTCGTGAAGTCGGGCAAGCACAAGGCCATCGGCGTCCCAGGCACCGAAATCACCGCCGAGCAGCAGGCCCACCTGCAGGAGTCCGTGGACACCATCCACGCCGACTTCAAGGCCGCCGTGAACCAGACCCGTTCCCGCGTGCAGGCCTCCGACATGGAAGGCCAATCCTTCTCTGGCAAGCAGGCCGCCGCCAAGGGCCTCGTCACGGGCCTCGCGGACTCCTTCTCGGAAGCCGTCCAGGCATGGGCCGACAACAGCGTCGCCCCCGCTCCCGCCGTTCCCGCCAAGAAGAAGAACTGAGCCATGCCCCGCTTCATCACCGACATCGACGGCACCATCCTCGACTCCAGCGGACAGGCCATCGACCGCGTCGTCGACTACATCGAGGAGAACGCCAAGGAGGTCATCGTCCTCACGAACCGCCCGGAGTCCGAGCGCGCCGATACGGAAGCCGCCTTGGACGCCATCCTGTTCGAGTACGACGAGCTGATCATGAACGGCACGGACAAGCCTGCCCCCGAGTTCAAGGCCGCCGAGGTCAAGAAACTCCTGGAGGCCGGGAAGCGCGTCGACCTCTTCATCGACAACAACCCCGACAACCGAGACTCCGTCCGCGCGCTGGGCGTCGAAGTGCTCGACCCCGCCGACATCTCCGAGCCGTCCGACGCCTCCGAAGAGGAGGACGACGCCATGGAAGGCCCGGGTGCGGTTGACCGTTTCCCCAAGATTAAGATGACCCTCGAAGAACAGCTTAACACCGCCGAGATGCTCGCGCAGGCCCTCACCGCCGAACGCGACGACCTCCGCGCCACCGTCGAGAAGCTCACCGTCGGTTCCGCCGACGAACTCGCCGCCGCCAAGGCCGACGCCTCCGCGAAGGAAGCCAAGGTCAACGAGCTCACCATCGCCCTCGAAGCCGCCGCCAAGGAAGCCGAAGCCCTCAAGGCCAAGGTAGCCGAGCTCGAAGCGGGCAAGGTCAGCGCCTCCAAGGAAGCCGCCAAGATCGCGGCCTCCGTCGGCGTTGAGCCCACGGCCATCATCCCCGGCTCGGACAACGCCGCCGTCAAGCGCGACGTGCTCGCCGAGTTCGAGGCCATCACCGACCCGAAGGCCAAGAACGAGTTCTTCAAGGCCAACGCGCAGGCCATCTACGCGTCCATCAAGGTCTAATCATTTCCCCCTAATCTCCCTAACTAACTACTATGGCTAACTCCATCGCTGCTGCCCCTAGCGTCCTCGCTCAGGGCGTCATCTCCGCCCTCGCGAACAAGCTGCCCGTCCTGAACGGCTTCTCGTCCGTCTTCACCTCGTCCATCCAGGGCGCCGGCAAGACCATCCAGGTCCCGCTGATCGGCACCTCGACCGCCACCGAGTTCGGTGCTGGCGGCTACACCACCCAGGACGACGCGACGGTCACCTCGACCTCCGTCACCCTGAAGCACTTCAAGGTTTCCAGCCGCTTCTCCCCGCTGGACGTCCGCGAGTACGGCATGAACTTCTTCGCGAACAACTTCGTGGAGACCGCCGCCATCGCCCTCTCCCAGAAGTGCATGACGGAAATCAACTCCCTCATCGTCAACGCCAATTACTCCTCGGTGACGGTCACGGGTGCCAACCTCAGCTACGCCGAAGTGGTCGCCGCCCAGAAGACCCTCGATGACGCCAAGGCCCCCGACAAGCGCGCGCTCGTCCTCGGCAACGGCTACCTCTCCGACCTCCGCAGCGACTCGTCCATCATCGCGGCCTTCCAGCTCGGCGCCAACGTCATCTCGACGGGCTCCCTCGGCTCCATCGCCGGCGCTCAGGTCTACCAGTTCAGCAACCTCTCGGCCAACGCTGAGTCCCTCGCGGGCTTCATCTGCGGCGCCGACGCGATCGCCGTCGCCACGGCCCTCCCGTTCAACGAAATCCCGGGTGCTGAAGTGTCCCAGGCCACCGACCCGGCGACGGGCCTCTCGGTCCAGGTCATGGTCATCCAGGAGCAGAGCGGCTACCTCAATGTCACGGCCACCCTACTTTTTGGTTGCGCCGTCGGACGTTCGACGAGCCTTCGCCGTCTGACCACCGCGTGAACAATGCGGCTTTAGCCGCTTGAACAAGACCCCCTTGGGAAACCTTGGGGGTCTTTTGTTTTTACCCCCTCCCAAGGTTAAGACCATGGCCGACCTCTATCCCACCTTCCTCGCCGACGCCAAGGAGATGATCAACGAGTTCGGTATCCCCATGACGTGCGCCACCGGGCAGACCTTCCTCGTCATGGCCTCGGACGCCATGGTCCAGCAGACCCTCGAGGCGGGCGGTTTCCTGCAGACCACGGCCTTCAACCTCAAGGTAGTCGCCACGACCGACGCTTGGACGACCGCGGACGGCCTCGTAGGAGGCTCTACGGGCTCTTTGTCTGGTGGGGTAGCCATCACCCCCCTCACCATCGGCAAAAAGGTCACAGCGGCCAACCTAGGCCTACGCATCGTGGCATCCCAATACAAGCCCGGGTCGGCTTGGGTCATCCTTACGGTCCACACGGACGTCCAGTAATGGGTACGGAGGTCCGCATCGTCCCCAACAAGGCGTCCTTCGACCGCTTTCAGTTCGCCCTGAACGAGTTCAGGATGGCGACGGGTATCACGATGCGGGACTCGTTCATCCGCGAGGCCGGCTATTGCTGCTATGAGTTCATGCGCTACAGCCCCCCGATGCCCAAGGGTGGCGGCAAGGGCCTAACCAAGCAGGCAAAGGAAATCGGCGAGTACGCGGTAGAGGCCGACATCAACAGCGTCTTCGTCTCCAAGGACGACCCGGCCTCGGCCTTCAAGATGATGGGGGACGCCGTCCTCCGCAACGACGTGGGGGCCTTCACCCGCTGGAAGAACGTTCTTAAGAAGCAGTATGCCGAGACGAGCTACCACCGCCGCGGCTTCTCTCCTCGTGGCATCCTGCTCGCGATCGTGCAGTCGAACAACACGGGCCACCTCTCCGACTTCCAGGCGTTCAAGAACCGCTTCGGCGGCTCGGCCACCCAGCAGACAGCCAACCTTCCCCAACCCATCTCCGACCCACGCAGCGTCCACCGTCAGCTTCTCGCGGCGGCGCATGGTCGGGACATCCGCAAGAAGGCCGCGTTGACGCAGACCAAGTACCTCGTCGACTCCGCCCGCCTCGCCACGTTCATCAAGGAGAAGAAGCGCAAGGTCGGCTACCTCAAGGCCGGCTGGGCCAATACGCTCCTCGCCCTTCCGAAGCCCAAGGACTACGGCCCCGACGTGCAGTTCGCCTCCACGACCAAGGTGCCTAAGTGGATCTTGCGCAACATGGGTCCCCGCGGATACGCGAACTTCTCCGGCAACGAAGGCAACGGGAACTTCAACCTTACCATCGGGAACCGCGTCGGCGACAATGACGGCGTGGCGACGCAGGCCAGCACGATGGCTTACGTACTCTCCGTCCGGGCCAACAAGCTCGACAAGGAAGTCATGCGACGCCTGGGCAAATACATCCGAGCATTTAACGCACAGAACTAATGGGAACCAAATCCATCCGCCACATCGTCGAGACCGCCGTCTCCTCGTACCTCACGGGCAAGACGGAGCTCGCCGGCTGCCAGATCAGCACGGGCGACTCGTCCGACGCCATGACGCTCCCCCGCGTCATCTGCTACTGCCCTTCCGCCCAGCCCCCGCCCGACCTCCCCGAGGGCCTCGGCAACTTCCTCGCCCAGGTCGAGGTCCACGTCCTGTCCTCCGCCGACGACACGACCCTCACCGCCCACCGTGCCCGCGTTGCCGCCGTCGCCGGCTACATGGACAGCGTGACCGATCTCGGGGCCGTCTTCACCTCGGGTGGGGATGCCAGCCTTTACGACATCACGCCGAGCGCCGAAAACGACGACCACGAGTCCCGCATCTGGCACACGACCCTGTCCTATGGGGTGCTCTGCGTCCTGCCCGCGTAAGGGTTGACCGACCCCCCAAGGTTAAGAACCAACCATGGCTGCTGTCCTCAAAGGTGTTACTTGTCTCTATGGCGTCGCCGGCACGGTGACCAACCTCTACGTCCAGTCCTATACGCTGACGAAGAACTACGAGCTGAACGACACGGTCCAGGACGAGACGGGCAAGACCGTCACCGCCCGCTACGACGGCGTGATGCGCGAGCTCACGGTCGACGGCATCGCCAAGACCTCGGATATGCCTGAACTTGGCGCTGCGATCACCTTCGCGGTCTCGACCGATGTCGGCGCTTCCTCGTCCTTCACGGGCGTCATCGAGTCCGTCGAGGAAAAGGGCGGCAACAAGGAGTTCGTCAAGGTCAGCATCAAGGCCAAGCAGTGGGAGTCCATCGCTTCCTACACCTAACCTGATTGGATAGGCGCTTCATTCAGGCCTTTACGGAACCGTCCCGGGTGCGCATCCTGGGACGCTTCGTTTATCCGTTTTGCCTCAAGCACCGCCTGCACCTGCTGGCCCTCGACTCGCCCCTCGTCATTGAAGGCAAGCAGATCACCGCGGCCGACCTCCTGCTAGCCGTCAAGGTATGCGCCGAGGAACCGCTTGACCGCGTCACTTGGCGGGACCAATGGGAGGCCCTATGGATGCGCCATAAGGACGGCTACCTCGAGGCCGAACTCGCCAAGTTCATCGCCTTCACGCATCTCCAGAAATGGCCCAAGTTTTGGGAGAAGCAGGGGAGGGACAGCGGATCGGTGAACACCGTGCCTTGGGTCCTGCAGGTCGTATGCAACCTTATGAAGCACGGCATCCCTGAGCAACGGGCTTGGGAGATGCCAGAGGCCCAGGCGGTCTGGATGTCTACGGGATTCAACAGCATCGGGCAGGGCGGGAACGAGATTCAGCTGATGACCACCGAGGAGGAGGACTTGCAGCGGGAACTCCTTGACCAATCGGCAAGGGTAAGGAACGACCATGGCCCGCAAACTCGAGATGGAACTGGTGGCGAAGAGCAACGCGGACGTGGTGCTGAACCGGGCCGCGAAGGCCTCTGAGAACTTCGCCAACGACCTCGCCAAGCGTTTTACCGGGATGTTCGGGGCCATGGCCCTGTTCGATAAGATTACAGGGTTTGCAATCGATACGTTCAAGGAGTTCGGACACATCGCCGACCAAGTAGCAAAATCCGGGCTTGGAGCAGATCAGTTCCAGATGCTTGCCCATGCCGCCAAGCAAAGCGGGGCTGACATCAAGGACGTCACCAAATCGGTTCGGGAACTCAACTCGGCTATCTCGGAAGCGAAGAAAAACCCAGAAGGCCAAAAGGCCCGTGCACTTCTTGCCCTTGGCTTCTCACCGGAGCAGATTGCCAGCGGTACAATCAAGGCCACCGACGTCTTCCTGCAGCTTGCGAAGGCCATGGAGTCGGCCCAATCGGACGCGGATAAGGTCGCCATCGCCACCATCCTGCTTGGAGATAAAGTAGGCCAGAACCTAATCCCGATGCTCGAGGAAGGACGCGAAGCCCTGCTGAAGCTCTTTGGCGATGCCCCTATCGTTAGCGACAAAGCGCTCAAATCCATCGATGAAGCAAACGACAAGGTAGATACATTCTACGGTAAAATCAAAGGACTCGGAGCCCAGATCATGGCTACTGGGATTGATTGGTTTAACTTTACCAAGGGTCTATCAGCTGGGCCTCTTGGTGGTTTGCTATTCAAGGGGCTTAACGCCGAACAAGCACAGCCGGCTGTCCCCCCTGCAAGCCTACCAGCTCCTGACGCCCAGGCTCTAATAAATAGCCAAGCAAAGGCTAACGCGGAGGCCAATGCCTCCCTCGGTTCCGGCGTCATCGGCGTAGGCGCATCACCTCAGGTTGCCGTCCTACTTGAGCAGAAAGATATCCTAGTATCGATGGACACTTCCCTCCGTGATCTCGTCAAGGGCACCATCGATATCGACTTCACCAAGGCGAACGAACGCGCGCGCGGTCCTCGCCCATCCCGCTAATCTCCCATGTCCGTAATCAAGAAGGGCAACGCCCTAACCACGCTCGTCTACCAGAAGGGCGTCACCATCCAGAACGACGGGTACGGCCTGCTGACTTCAACGGTCATTTGGCAAGGCGACACGGCAGCCACCAATGCCCCAAAGAAAGGCGACACGCATCCGATTGTTTCCTTCATGAAGGCCTTCAAGGTTCAGAAAGAATACAGCACGACCGATCGCGTCATTTTCAAGGTAGAGTACGTTGGGATTGCAACGGAGAACAGCACGACCGGACAATGGGAGTCCGCTAACAATACGGTGGCCAACATGAGTGGCGCCATCGGTCTTCAAACCGAGAAGGTCGAGACGCATCCTAACTTCTTTCGGCAACAACTTGGGGTGGCTACTCCTGGAACTCCAGGCGCGGCAATCGCCGGCTACGGCACGGGCACCTACTCCGCCCCGAACTACGCCGCGTCGACCGTCGTCCCGGGCAAGTTCGCAGGCCTCAACGGCGCCCACTTCGACGACGCCAAGGGGACGACCTTCATCGGTTTCAAGGACCCCGCCTATCCGAACTTCTTCGTGAAGAACAACTATCTTGCTGGAACGACTACGCTGTCAGGCATCATCTACGTCGACTCAACTAGTACCGTCCAAAGGTTCTGGCGATGCGTCGGCCGCTCTTCCTTGGACTCCAACTGGAACGGAAAGACCCCGACCATCATTCCCGCCTATATCGGAACGTCGGCATCTCCTGGATGGGAAGGCAAATATGGCGCAAAGCTGCTCCTTTCCAGCGTCAACTTCGAGGAATACGGAACGGTATATAAGTGCACCTATACGATCCGATTGAATAACGAAGGATGGCCCGAAGCTGTCTATCCTCTCGCTGGCGCGGACATCACCTAACCCATGGGCGACCTCCAACCCGGCGTCGGCTACAATCTGGTGCAGTCTCCGATGGGCGACTCGCTGGAAATCCTGTTCCCTCCGCAGGTCCCTTATGGTCCCGAGCAGTTCAAGGTCGAGATGCAGGGCGACAACGTGAAGGTGGCGAAGGGCCGCGTCATCGCCCAGGTGTTGACCTCGGCGCCGACGACCATGACGACGGAATACGACGTGCAGCGCTTCGCCGTCTATCCGACAAGCAAACTGACGGACGGCTCGTTCCCTTCTTCCCCCTATTGTTCCGACGACGGCTTCGTTCAGATTCAGAAATACACCCCTGGGGCGACCGAGGAGGACCCGCCCACCGGGTCTAACTCCTGGGGCGTCTATCTTATCCGCAACGTAAGCAACACCTCGGAGGTCGGGGCGGTCGTGATGCCGTTCCTCGCGGTGATGGCCGACGGGTCCGACGCGGAGACCAAGTCGAAGCCCTGGAACACGACCGGGCAGCACGGCGACCTCCGTGAGTATTACCTGATCCGCGAGAAGCAGGCCGTGGAAATCACGCAGCCAGGAGGCGCCGTCGTTTATGGCGGCCTCCTCGTTTCCCAGCATACGGCCGTCCAGCGGTACAACTGCCAGCGGCTGAAGATTGCCTCGCTCAACTGGTACGACTCGACTGGGTGGGTCGTTACCCAGCACCTCATCGGGACGCTGTACCTCCCCAACAACGTCTACTATGCA